AAAAACGTTAACACCAGGGAAGATTCGCTCAAACTCAGCAATAGTTTCAGAGACACGCTTGGCGTCCCTCTCAACCCTTACAGTTCGGATGAGTTCCTCTTTACCACCGGACCTAAGTTTCCCTTCGGTTAGAGTGTGATAAGCAAACTTCTTATCCAACACCAAACGGGAGAACAATTCCCAGTCTCGTGCTGTTACATTGTTGGTGGGATAACAATAAGTGCTCTCCGGGTCACCATAAACACTTCCGAAGGTAATCTCAAAGTTCAACAACATTTCAACCACAGACTTCGTTCTTCTTAATCCACTGTGCGCGGAGAGCAGCCTGTTGCCGTTGTGCCTTCAGCATGCGAGCTTGGATAATTGCAAGAGTGTTCATAACTTCTCCTTTGTTTACTCTATTAGTATGGCACGTTAGGGAGGCTGTTGTCCAGCCCCCTTAACATAAGTTTACAGGTGAATCTCTGGTCGCTCACAGCAGACCCCAAGGGCCTCGGCCACGCCAGGATGGCAGCAGTACCCACCGGTCACGTTGACGCCACCCAGCAGTTCTGGGCGCCTCTCAGACGCCTCTCTGAGACCCAGAGTCACCAGCAGACGCGCATAGGGTAGAGTGGTTGCCACAAGCGCCTCAGTGGAAGTCCTGGGCACCGCTCCGGGCATGTTCGCCACCCCGTAATGGATGATACCGTGCTTCACGAAGATAGGGTCATCGTGGGTGGTAACAGCAGCGGTCTCGATGCTGCCACCTTGGTCAATGGCAACGTCGATGATCACGGATCCAGGTTGCATGGTCTTAACCATGTCTTCAGTCACCAGCCGCGGCGCCTTGTAACCAGGGATGAGCACACCGCTGATGATCAGGTCAGCGCGGGGGACAAACTTAGCGATGGTGGTGGGGTCGCTATACAACACACGGGTGTTGGGCAGACCTAGTCCCATCACATCTTCCATCTGTTTAGCGTCGACGCCGAACAGGATCACATCTGATCCCATACCAGCAGCAACCTTAGCAGCATTGACAGACACAGCACCTGTACCCAGCACCAGGGTCAGCGCTGGTGGAGTGCCCACAGTGCCACCCAGAAGGATCCCCTTGCCGCCATTGGTGCTCTCAAGGTAGCGAGCGCCAACCTGTGCTGCCATGCGTCCTGCAACCTCACTCATGGGCACCAGCATGGGGATGCGGCCGTCAGGTAACCTCACGGTACCGTAATCAACAACTGTGGTCTTTCTTTCCAGTAAGACCTTAGCGAGATCAGTGCAATCTGCTAGGTGCAAATAGGTGAATAGCAGCAGGTCTTCGCGGAGGTACTGAAACTCCTCAGCCACAGGTTCTTTAACCTTCATCACCATGTCACAGTTCCATACATTATGGACTGTGCCGAGGATTGCACCTGCTTCATTGTAGTCTTCGTTGGTGTAACCAGCACCAACACCAGCATCAACCTGAACGATAATCTTCAGATCAGGTCGAACACTCAAAAGTGACCTTACACCTGATGGTGTAAGACCCACACGGTTCTCTTTATTCTTAACTTCCTTGGGAATCCCAAGAGAGTTAGGTACTCCTTTGCCCATAATAAACCTCATGGATATTGATATTATAGTTCACTGTGTTTGTGTTGGTTAGTGTAACTTATGCTTATCAATTCTGTTAGTTGTGTCATCGTTTCAGTGTGAGGAATAACCCACCAAGATAAAGTCCAAGGAATAGCGGTAACGCGCCAACGATTGCCCAAACGATAAGAGGATTCATTTCTTTAGTTTCTTAGCAGTATCAACATCACGAACATCAGTGCCGTTTAGTCTCACCTCCAACTCTAGACCGAACGAACGAGCGCCACGAATCAGTTTCTTAGCAATCTCCAACCATGCACGCTTTACTAGATCTTCGTTCCACTCGTAGGATGACTTATTACTGCAGTTGTCTAGCAGTTCTAGGCTTTTCACCAGTTTCTCAACACGCGGTGGGAAGATCCTACCGAAGCGATCTTTGCGCTCTGCAACCTTAGGGTCAACCTTAGGAGCACGCTTTGCGGGTGCTTTCTTGGTAGTGGGTTTCTTTTTAGCAGGCATGTGACTCAGTCTTTATGTGTATTATAACACACTCAGAACAAACCGCCCAACTTGGCAAGAGATACAAGAGCGAGAATAAAGAGTGGGTCGATGAGCAGGTGGTACATAGGTGATCTTGCTTACCACCTTATTTTAGTGATGGGATCACTGAGTGGTAAGCATACTTCATACAACCTTAAGAATCAAGCAAACTTACCTTGGTTGAAGTTGGCATAGGCAAACTGGGCACGATCAACCACCTTGAACGAACCGCATTCTGTGTTGAAGACTAGACCCTCACCGAGTACTTCCTTGCCAGCAAGGTAGACCTTGGGTGCGAAGTAAGTGATAGTGCGCTTGAGCACTTCACCCTTGAGGATCATCACCAGTTTGTAAAGATGGGCAAGTTGAACATCACCGATGATGCCAGTGAGTGTGTCAACATCAAGATCTTTACCCTCACGGATGATAGCATTGATGGCAACCTTAGCAGCAGTTGCTTCCTTTGCTGTGAGGAAGTTCACCTTGGTGGTGTCAATGTGCCAAGGGTCATCCAATGGGATACGGTCAACCATAGGTTGAACAAACAGGCAGGTATCGCTACCCTCCAGTTCTTCAAGTAGTGGTTGTGCCTGAGCATCACACATTTTACCTGGCACATAATACTCGGTGTGTGGTGCCATGATGATATCCTCAGTGACTACACTAGGAAATCTGTAGGTGAGGGTATTGGGTGTGTATACGTCACCGCCACCAAAACCAATGAAATCGCCTTGAAATATACCCGAAACGCGGGGGAGGTTGTCCAGGCAGGCAGTGAGAACCTGTTGGAGTTCAGGTTGTTTGTGGTTGCGGATGATGTCGTCATGGGTATAGTTGATCTTGATAAGACGCTTGTTGAAGACAGACTTAGTACCAACGAAGAACTTACCTGTCTCAGGATGCGTACCCCACACAACAGCCGGGCAACCATCGATCTTGAGAGAGATCAGAGACTCACTATCGAACATAGCGTCAACTGGCCAGGTCTCGCCTGTCAGCAGCAGATCCTCTGGGTGCTCTTGGTGGGTGTTTGGCATTGGAGTCTCTCCTTTCTTTACTCTTATAGTATGGCACGAAAAAGGGGGTCTTGGCAACCCCCTGTAACATTACTTCAAAATTGGTCGACGGAGATCATGTCGTTGTAGCGATCGAGGCCGACCCACAGGGTGATCCCTTTGCTCTCACCACCATTGCAGAGGTGCAGACCGAAGTGATAGTCACCAGCGGTGGCGCTGGTGCGAACAGCATCGAGGCGATAGGTTGTGCCACTCTCGGGGCACTTCAGATAAACACCTAGGATAGATTCGGCCCAGGTAGGTGTGTTGTTCATGTGTGGTCTCCCTTGACTACTCTTATAGTATGCCATAAAAAAGGGGGCCCGGTCAAGACCCCGTAACATTACTTAAAGGTTGCTTGGGGTGTCGGTTCGTCAAAACCCCTGATACTTCCAGTCGTCGGGCAATTCGCGCTCAAAATAGTCATCCCACTCAGCACCCTCAGGTAAAAGCAGTTCTGCTTGCTGTTTGTTGAGTGCGTTGACCGACCACACCTGACCGGTCTCTTCGTTATTGAAAATGAAGTTCTTCATAATGAGTAAGCGGATTTGTTGTCGAGATAGAACTTAACTACACCTCGTGGGTCAGTGTTGCCGTGGGAGATGTAATCGTGTGCGGCAGAGTATAGTATGCGGTTCTCGTGTTGTGGTGAACCATCTTCATTGAGTTGCCGCCCGAAGAGGTTAAGGAGAACAGATAAGCAACTAGCACGAAGTGCCAACCTCTCATCATTGTGTAACCATTGGAGTTGGTCACTGTCATCAACTTTAATCATTTGTGAGCACCCCCTTGGAGTGATTCATAGATGCTATCTGCACGGTTGGCAAGATAACGAAGATCGGACAAATCAGCAACCTTACTGATGCCACGCTCCCAATCATAAACAAGGTTGACATAACCAAGGTTACGGTAGTGGTCAACCAAGCGATTGATCCGCTTGTAGTAGTGTGCTGGGGACTTGAATTTGTCTTCGTAAGGCATGATCAATACTCGGATTGGTGTGCTTGATGGTTCATAAGGTTGGAAAGATGCTTCTCAAACTCACGCTGTGCTTCAAGAATGACACTACGAACATTAGTGTAGACTAGTTGTTCGCTGGTCTCACTAAACTCAGTGTAGTTCTTTGCCCAGTTCAGTGCCCACTCGGTGGAGAACTCGTCTGTGGGTCTGAAGGTCATGGTTTTCTCCTTTGCTTATATTAATAGTATAACTGGTCAGGCGACCATAGTGGCATCATTGTTACTGAACTTAACACACTGCGCGAGGCACACACCATCGAAGCAGAGCGTCAGGTGCGATCCCAGTAATAAAGATCACCAATACCAGACATCAACAAACTCCAATGAATTCGATAGTGCTATCTGGGTTGGACTCACGCACCTTAATAATGCAGTCATCCATGTTGTGGCAGTCAGAGATGATAAGTGTCTCAGAACCAGAGTCGTTCGAGAGTTCAACTTCAAATGATTTCATCAGGCAGTGAATGAGCGTTCAAGATGGGCACGAAAGACTTCAACCTCATGAGTGTAGAGTTCACTACGAGCCTGGTAGATCTTATCATACGCACCATACACACTCTGCAGAACATCGTCATCCAGAGATTCCATGTAGTCCAGAGCAGCATCCAAACCACGCATGAGCAAACTTAGATCTTCGGTAGTGAGATGTTTGTCCATGACTCCTTTGCTTACCTCTTCATTATAAAAGAAAAGAGGGGGTCGGTAAACCCCCTCTTAACATCTCTTTACCGATTCACGAACCCTTGATCGTGGCGCAGGTCGTGGTAATCATAACCAGGTGTCAATGGGTCACGATCATCAACCACATAGAACTTCTCTCGGAGTTCCTTTGCCATCAGGTAGCGCTCGTGTGCTGCCTCAGCAGTGCTGGCGGATTCGGTGATGGTCTCCATATACCAGTTGAACCACGACTCTCGCTCGCCCGTCATTAGTTCTTGGAGATAGATCAGTTCTTCGTGAGTCAGTTCAACTTTCATTGTTCTCTCCTTGGTTACCTTTGTATTATAGCAGGTTTGGTAGGTGTGTTGTCTAGCGCAGTAACTTTAATTTGCAATTGCACCAGTGATGGCTGCGGCCGCACCAGCAGGATTCTGCGGTGGTGTGTTGGTAATGTTAGGTGTTAGTGTGGTTGCTATCAACCCAGCAATGACACCGGCAGCAACTCTACTACAGAGGTTGTAGAGTGCACCTAACCACGCTTTGTATGCCTTCCTTTTATTTGAATAGAAGTGAAGATAGCGATCTGCCATGATAATCACATGCAAAAATGCTCGACTGATTGGGTAATTAATGATGCTGGAATTGCCTTTGCAGTACCCCATGCTTCGAGTTCAATAAGCATCTCACGACGACTGACACCCTTACTTGCGTATCGCTGAACGATAGACCTAACTTTACTCTCACCTAATGCCATAAGTGCAAAATCAACAACATCACGCTCATTACCCGAAATAGTCAAAATAGGGCGGAGGGTTTGGTCGCCAGGGCGGAATGCAGCACAGTCCTGCACCATGTGATGTACTTCGTGACGAAGAGTGTCAAGATCGTTGGCAGTCCATTCGACTTGCTTATGTGGTTCGGTTGATTTATCTTGACAGATTACCAGGGCCCGCTTACCACTAATATAGGCTCCGTCGATCTTACCATCACAAACTGCAGGGTGGTTGAGATAAACTTTAGTACCAGAGCGCCTGACGGTGTGCAGCAGTTGCTCATGCGCTTGGAATGAATTGTCGGCGAACGCTGCGACGGGGATTGCCAGAGCGGACAATGCCACCAGTGCGCTGGTCGCCATGCGGGTGATTAGGGACATAGGTTCTTCCTTGGTATAGTAATAGTATAACCCCCCGACCTGGGAAAGTCGAGGGGTAGTTCACAACACTTTACAATGAGAGATCGTTTTGTTGTTGCTTCTCGCGCTTTGCCTTTAGGTATCTTTTCCTAATACTCTTACGCTGCAACTCGTTCTCTCGTGTCCAAAGGCGAGCACTCTTGGACTTGCGGTGTGTTTGTCGTTTCATGTTAGTCTCCTTAGAACATGGGGACTTTACCAGTCTCCAGGAAGTGTGCACGTTGCTCCTTGGTGAAGTTAACGAACACTGGTTTGTTACGTTCAAGAATCTCACGCATCAGTGGATCTTGAGAAGGTGATGTGGGATTGAATTCCTTCGATTCGCAGTATTCATCATCACGGACAGCATGGTTCAGAAGGATTGAACCACCTTCACATGACACTGAGCGGTGGTAGACCTCGGGGAGGATCTCCAGAGCGCCGATGTTATCATCCAACAGAACCATGTAATGTTGGTGTTGCATCTGACCCTTGGTTGCTACCAATTCAAACACCCGCCGGCCTTCAATGCAGCGGTTGTTGTCGGTCTGATGGAAGTGGATGTAGAAGGTCTTCTCTCCGGTACCTTCACGGTT